CGATACATGTCATAAGTAAAACCTAGTCCACCAGTAGTTTCTTCTGGAGAAACCCAGTCGATACGTCTTACCACCTGTACAGTGTCAGATGCAAGCACTCTTTTCAGAGATATCATGTCATCATAAGAACCAGAAAATTCAGAGAATGAATCTACTGCCTGTGGGGGCGAGTTTTCATTATCCCAAATTTGTGGTCTTCCAATAAACAAATATACTCGGTCTCTTGATGAACCAGCAGCGTCATCGCTCTGAGTCGCATCGGGACCTTCAAGTGCCTTGATGAATTTTTTCGCTGAAAAAATTCTAAATTGATCAGTTAATAGAGCTGCCATGTCCTAGTGACTATATGTCCTCCTGTTTATTTATGCTCATTTTGAACGAACAGTTGTTTGATACTCAATTCTTTTGATACGATAGGTTGCACCAGCGTTACCAACAAGATTTTCTCCACCTAAAATTGCTTGTGCAACTGCACCAGCACCAGTAGTATCACCACTAGCATTGCTGAATGTCACTGTAGGATGTAGATTATAAGTTCCGTCAACTGTTTGTGGGATACCATACCCACCATTAGTGATTGTTAATGAAGCAACTTGGTCACCTGCAGTTGTTAGAACTGCTGTTGCTGTAGCTTGTATATCTCCAGTATTCTCTATTGCTACTGTTGGAGCAGCAGAGTAGTTAGTACCAGGATTTTGAACATTGAAATCAACAATCGTGCCATCTTGTGAAAATTCATATAGATAACCAGCAATACCGATAGCAATATTACCTGTGTTATATGGTGTTACATTTTGAACAACAACTGAAGTCTCAGAAGGATCCCAAGACACTACTGTTGCTTGAACACCAGATACAGCACCCGTGACAACTTCGTTGACACTATAGTTCTGTCCATTAGCATTTGTTGCATCCAAGAATATCTTAAGCGTTGAGTTATGCTCAACACCATCACTTAATGCACCAGCAGTGTCAATATTTGCGTATTTGAATGGAATACTACCATCTTTAATATTATCACCAACTTGGAATAAAGTTGTGTTAGTTCCTCCTTGTGTTTCTTCAATACCATATAAGGAACTGTAGATACCACCATCAAGACTAATTTGATTTAGAAAATCAGTAGCAGTATTCACTAAGTCAGGAATACCATCACCAGCACCAGCATTTTCAGCAGTATCAACAAATCTAGTATCTGAGATTGTTGCAATAGGAACTGTTAATGTTGAAATTGAACTTCCTACATTCGCTTCAGTAGTATGAGGAAGAATACCTGTTCCAGATGAAGCAGCAACACCTGCATCAAATTGAACAATAGCATCTTCTGTAGATGGTCTTCCACCATCAATGAATGCTAATTCATCAACCTCAAATGTAACTAAAAGTTCTCTGGATGCAGGATCCCAATCATATACCTTTGCAACTTTATTGGCTGAGTTCTCAACCTTTCTTATAACTCTATCACCAACATTAAATGCATATGTTGAATTACCTGCAGAATCATTCTGACCTGCATCAAGAATTACCCGTTGATCATAATTAAAGTTTACACCTCTGGTAAGACCAGAAAACTTACCAGCTACTTTAGCAGTATATGTGATAGTTTCTTTATTTAGAATAATTTGACCAGAACCAGGATACGCATCAGTAGAATCTACAAAAATTTCTGAATCATTTGCAGTTACATTTTTAACTAAACCAGTTAAGTAAATTGTACCAGAGTTATTTGCCTGACGTGCTCTTGCTCTACGTTTAAGATTTACTAACTTAGTGAAAATTACATTTGGTGCAGAGGTATATCCACTACCAGGTTCTGTAACTGTGATAGCAGTAATCTTACCTTGATCAATAGTTGCTACTGCTTTAGCACCAATACCTCCTCCACCTGAGATCAATACAAAAGGAGGTTCTTGATAGAATTCACCGTCATCTGCAATATTAATAGAAGTAACTCTACCTAATGTATCAATCTCAGCAGCACCTTGAGCACCTTGTCCACCACCACCTTCAAAAATAAGTGTTGGAGGAGTTGCATAACTTCTACCTGTTGTAAGAAGTGATAAACCAGTAACAGTTTGAACAATAGGAGATCCTAAAGCACCTGTTCCTTGTCCACCTAATATCTCAGCTCTAGCAGTACCAAAGAAATTATCACCTTTCTTTGTCATCTTGACATATGATACTGTTCCATCAGTGTTTAGTATTACATCTCCTTCAGCAATAGTTGGGAATATAGTCGGTGCATCTGGTAAAGTATCTCCCTCAACAATAGGCACACCATACATTTTAGGACCAATAGCATATGGATATGTAGGATCAGCACTACTATCCTCTGTCATATAATATGCGTATGTTCCGTTTGGATACTCAGGTGTAGAATCAAACTTACCATTATATTCGTCTAGTGTTCCTACAGATGAGTCGTAAATATAATCACCAACTAAATCACCTAAGACATATCCTTCTTGAACTGTTCTAATACCATGTCCTGCAGTGGTGTATGCAAATAAGAATAACTGTGCAGGTGAATCAACAGGAACTGTAAACCTTAGTTCACGAGTAGAAGCCAAGTTAAATCCTGACAAGTATGATTGATATGTTACTTCGCTTCCATCAATATAATATTTAATTCCATTACCAGTATACACATTTGCAGTATTTCCAATGACAACAGGGTTAATCCCATGCCATCCATCAGTTGTAGTAGAAATTAGAATATGTTGACTATCATTAGATGAGTCATTTTGATTGAAAATATATGTCTTTCCACGATCTAAATCTAAGAATGATGGACGAGATCCATCAAACAAGAATTGACCATTAGATATTGTTACTGCATATGTGACAGTAGATACTGTATTTACCTGAGGTCTATTACCTGCTAATTCAGCAGTTGTCCTTAAGCGATATGATGATATCTCTCTTGCTACAGCATTACTTGAATTGTATCCCCAAGGACCGTAAATAGGATAACCATCATATGACATACCAAGAATTTTAGAATGACCATTTACATGACGGGATCTATCAATAGTATTAGGATCATTTGAATCTGATTGATAAAAATCTTCTGAATAATAATTATTAGTAGATGTGTATGTTTCAGAAGCAGTATTTAAAGTAATATATCCTTCATCACCTGTATAACCAGCCATGTGCGTATGATATGCACAGTGGTAATAAATTCTAGAACTCTCATCAGAGTTCATAATAAAGACTGTTTGGAAATTAGTTTCGTAATCTGCAGCAGGTCCTTGAGATACACCAGTACTTTGATAGTATACTGTGCCAGGACTTTGATTTAGAGGACCATCAGCAGTTGTGCTAAGTCTAATTGGATGCCCATTTGTTCCTTCATTATTAGAAGCATCAGATTGATTAAAGATTATAAGATCATTTGCTCTAACTTGAATATTCTCAGGAGCGAAATAATATTGACCAGGTACAAAAGCACCAAATCTAGAAGCACTTGTTCCAAAATCAATATAATATGGTTTAAGTATTCTTGGAATCGTATTAATTTTAAACTGAAAACCATTTGAACCTAAACAAACATCTTGATCTGTAAAAGATGCACCTGTAGATACATTTCTTAAATAGATTCTTGTTACAACGTTCGATCCATTTCTTACAACTTTAGCAATTTCTCCTCTTGCAGCACCAGATACTTCATCAACTATTCTACCAACTTCTACAGTTCCTAATGTTTCATCAACTTCAATAACATCAAATTGTAAATTATTTAATTCTACTTTAATATTCCAAGTAAACTGTTGAATATTTCCCCAATCGAAAACACCATTAGTCAATTCAAACTCTGGAATTACCTCATTTGAATGATAGTAGTTAACATTGCTTTCAGTAACAACATCATAAGTATCCATAGATTTTACATATGGATACTTAACAACATCAATTTGATGACCAGAAGGAGCATTACCATCTACACCCCACTCAGGTGTATGTAATAAACCTCCGTTTGCTAATATACCGTTTACTCTATCGTTTTGAAAAGATCTTATACCTGGATTAGGAACATCTTTACCACCACGATATATAAATGCTTGATTAAAAGTTCTATCAACTAAAGGACCTCCACCAGGTGCAGCTTCTGCTAATGTCCAAGTAGGTTTAGGATGATTATCAGATTGTATTGTAAGTCTGTCTGTAGTGCCCGCAAAAGACCCTGTGGTAGGTGCGTTTGGATGACTTTGCCAAATTCTATTGATATCAAATGAATCAACAATAGTTGGTGTTTCATCTTGAGGAATAATTTGTAATCTTAGAGGATCATATCCTTGACCTCTATCCAAAACACGAACATGAATAATTCTTCCAGAATCTGTATCAATAATTGGATATAGAATTGCCTCTTTAGTTGGAGTTCCACAACCAGTTATGGTTAGACGTGGTGGATCTGTAGGAGAATACCCAGATCCTCCATTCGTAACTTCAACTGCACGAACCCCAAATACTTCATCGAAGATAGGGTTGATTGTTGCACCAGTACCAGGAACCGTTCTTGTCATTTATTATGCGACTACGTTTATTTGACCAGCCATTGCTGCGTGAATTGTACACTGATAATACAGCGTGTTAGGAGCATCCATAGGGACAGTCCAATAAAG